TGCGGAGATTGTCAAGAAAAAAATCACCGCAAAACAAAATTTTTTAATCAAGCAAAATCAGGAGTTTAGAAAATGAAGGGACGAAAACCAATCCCAACGAAGCTCAAGGTCTTGACCGGCAACCCCGGCAAAAAACGCCTGCCGCAGGGCGAACCTGAGCCGAGCCCGGGAGTCCCGGACGTGCCTCCGTGCCTGGACGAGTATGCCAAGGAGGAGTGGGACGAGAGGGCCGATGCCCTGGCCGCCCTTGGCGTCGTCACCGAGGTGGATATGGCGGCGCTTGCGGCCTATTGTGCGTCATACTCCCGGTGGCGTCACGCAGAGGAGGCTCTACAGGCGCGGGTTGACAGCGCCGGAGGGAACCCGCTCGCCGGGATGGTGGACGTGACCAAGGCCGGCAACGTGATCCAAAACGCCTTGGTCGGCATTGCCAACAAGGCGGCGGCCGATATGGTGCGCTATGCGGCCGAGCTTGGCATGACGCCATCGGCGCGGGCCAGGCTGGCGATTGACCCGAATCGCGGCGCCAAGGGCAAATTCGACGGCCTGATCGGCAAGGGGCGAAAGAGTGGCTGATTCCGCAAGGGTCAAGGAGATTTTCGATTTCATTGAGAAGCTGAAGGTGCCTTCCGGCGTCGGCGAGGGCGGCCCGTTCCGGCTTCGGAAATTCCAGAAGAAGTTCATCCGGTCGGTGTACGGACCCAGACGCAAGGGAACCAGCCTGCGGCGGATTCGCCGGGCGATTCTTTCCATGGGGAGAAAGAACGGAAAGACGGCGCTGATTGCCTGCCTGGTGCTGGTGCACCTTGTAGGCCCGGAAGCGGTAATGAACGGCGAAATCTACTCGGCCGCCAACGACCGGGACCAGGCCGGGATCGTGTTCAAGTATGCCGCTCAGATCGTCCGTGCCGAACCGGACCTTGAGGCGCATATCAAGATCGTGGATTCGACAAAAACGATGGTATCCTACGTAACCGGGAGCATCTACCGTGCTGTGTCCGCCGAGGCTGGGACGAAATTCGGCCTGAACCCGACGGTGGTAATTTACGACGAGCTGGCGCAATCTAAGAGCCGCGACTTGTATGACGCTCTTGATACGTCAATGGCGGCCCGGGAAGAACCGCTTTTAATCGTTATTTCGACGCAATCAAACGACCCGAACCAGATCCTATCGCAACTCATTGACGACGGAATGAGCGGCAACGACCCCACAACCGTTTGCCACCTGTACGCGGTGCCGGATGACGCCGACGACGAAAAAGTGTTCTCCGACCTGAAGCTGTGGCGGTTGGCAAATCCGGCCATCGGGGACTTCCGCAGTCTGGACGAGATGCGAACCGCCGCGGCCAGGGCCAAGCGCATGCCGTCTTTCGAAGCGGCGTTCCGCAACCTGTATCTGAACCAACGGGTGGACGCAAAGAGCCCGCTCATACCGCGTGCAGAATGGATCGGTTGCCAGGGGCCAGAGACCATCGCGCCCGGCTCTCGCGTGTACCTGGGCCTGGACTTGTCAGGCAAGACCGACCTGACGGCCCTGGTGGCGGTGTCGGCCGGGGAAAACGACATCGTGAGGCCGTGGTTCTGGAAACCCCAAGACCTTTTGCGCGAACACGAAACCCGCGACCGGGTGCCGTACCTGGCCTGGAAGCAGGCCGGGCACATCGAGACCACGCCTGGCCGGGCGATCCAGTACGATTGGGTTGCAAGGCGCCTGGCGGACATAGCGCAGGAATACGAGGTCGTCGGCATGGCCTACGACAGGTGGAGCATCGACGATCTTTTGAACGCAATGGGGCGCATCGGCCTTGAGGCTTATGTTGACGCAAAGGACACGGCCAAGGCCGGGGCGCTGCGCCTGGTGCCGTGGGGCCAGGGTTTCCGCGACATGGCGCCGGCCATTGACGCGCTTGAGGTGTCGATTTTGGAGAGAAAGCTGATCCACGACGGGCATCCGGTGATGACCTGGAACATTTCGAATGCAATGAGCCTGTCCGACCCGGCCGGCAACCGGAAGTTCGACAAAAGCAAGGCGCGGTTCCGCATTGACGGCGCGGTGGCGCTGGCGATGGCGGTCGGGCTCAAGAGCCGCGACACCGCCGAGGCGCCGCAACCATCGGCCTACGAAGGCATGACAGCAGACCAAATAAGGGAAAGGATGGCTATTTAATGGCAAAACGAGCTGTTAAGTCGAAAAAAGAGACGGAAGATCAACCGAAACAGGCGCCGCCGAGCTGGATTGAGCAATGGTTGCCAAAAAAAGAGCTGCTGCGGCTGGACGAGGTGGCGATTGCTTTCGATGTTTCAGAGTCCACCATTCGTCGGTGGATAGACCATCATCACTTCACAACGGTTCGGCCGACCGGGGCAATCGTTCGAATCACAAGGGCCTCCGTGGTCGAATTTTCGCTCAAAAAGATGTTCGAAAGCCGGAATATGACTATCAGTGACAACCAATGAGTATCAGTGCAAATGTTTTTGCGATGGTGGTATTGTGCTTTTAGAAACCAGCCTGTTTTATACTTGCCATGCTGCAACGAATCAAGCGGGCATGGCAACGCGCCATCGTGGCATTGGGCGTCGGGGACGCGAAAGCATGGGACCCGGCGCTGTGGAATTTGTATGGCGCCCATAATCTAACCGGCGAAACCGTCACAGAACAATCCGCACTGACCTATTCCGCGGTTTTCAACGCCATTTCGCTGATTTCCGGCACTGTCGGCTCCCTGCCGCTTCACCTCATGCAGCAGCGGGGAAAGTCGAAAGTACTCGCCACCGAGCATCCGCTTTACCGCATCCTGCATACCGCCCCGAACCCGTACATGAACGCCATGCAACTGCGCGAGTGCCTTATGGCGCACGTTTTGGCGTGGGGAAACGGGTATTGCGAGATCGTCCGCAACACCATTGGCGACGTCGTTGCCCTGTGGCCCATCGGCCCGGACCGCGTAAAGCCAGAAATGGACGACGGGAAGCTTGTCTACCGGGTGACGATTCCGAACAGTGGCGAGCAAGTCCTATTGCCGAGGGGAAGGGTTTTGCATGTCGCCGGCCTCGGTTTTGACGGGTTTCTCGGCTACTCGGTCGTCGCCATGGCCCGCAAAAGCCTCGGCCTTGGGATGGCGATGGAAACCTACGGTGCCAGGTTCTTCGGAAACGGGACGCACCCGGGCGTCATTGTGTCGCATCCGGCGCAGCTTTCAGCGCAAGCCCATGCAAATCTCAAGCAATCTCTCACGGACGCTTACAGTGGATTGGGCAACGCCCACCGCCTGATGCTCTTGGAAGACGGGATGAAGGTCGAGAAGATCAGCATCCCGAACAACGATTCTCAGTTTCTCGAAAGCCGCCAATTCCAGATCCCGGAAGTGGCCCGGTGGTTCAACCTGCCGCCCCACAAGCTCAAGGACCTGTCGAAATCGTCGTTTAACAACATCGAATCCGAACAGATTTCATTTGTCACCGACTCGATCCTGCCGTGGCTTATCCGCTGCGAGCAATCGTTCCAGCAGCAGCTTTTGACGCCATCCGAGCAAAAGCGCGGCCTGTACTTCAAACATATCGTTGAGGGCCTGCTGAGGGGCGACGCCAAGAGCCGCGGCGAGTTCTACGCTTCGATGTTCATGATCGGCGGCATGAGTATCAACGAAATTCGAGAAAAAGAGGATCTTGACCCGATTGACGGCGGCGACATCCATCTTGTGCCGATGAACATGGTCACGGTCGAGAACGCCGGGAAACCTGCGGCCGAAGAGCCGGCGGCCCCGGTGCCGGGTGCAACCGAACCCGGCGCAACGGCCAAGGTCAAGGCTCTCGTTTGGGGGAAAAGCCAATGAAATGGTACGAAATCAAGGCGTTGAGCGAAGAAAAGGCCGAAATCTGGATTTATGAGCAGATCGGCGAGGACTTGTGGGACGGCTCCGGTGTCACGGCCAAGGGATTCCAAAAAGACTTGGCCGCGGTGAAGGCCCGACAGATCGATTTGCATATCAACTCGCCCGGCGGTGTCGTGTTTGACGGGATCACGATTTACAACCTGCTCAAACAGCACCCGGCGAAGATAACCACCTACATCGACGGTCTGGCGGCCTCCATCGCATCGGTGATTGCCCTTGCCGGTGATACGGTGGTCATGGCTGAGAACGCGCTTTACATGATCCACAACCCGTTCGGCATGGCTTACGGCAACGCCAAAGAGCTGCGGGCCTACGCCGACGTGCTGGAAAAGGTCGGCGGGTCGATGATGAGCGCCTACAAAGCCAAGACCGGCCTTGAGGACGAAGAGCTATCGGCCATGCTTGACGCCGAGACCTGGATGACCGCCGCCGAAGCGAAAGAGCACGGTTTTGTCGATGAAATTGCCGAAGAGATGGACATGGCCGCATGCGCCAAGTTCGTGCCGTCACTGGTCAAGGCGGGCGTCAAGAACATCCCAGATATTTTGAACAAAAAAGAAGAAATAACGCCAAAAGTGCTCGAAAAAGCCCTGCGTGATGCCGGGTGCAGCCGGGCTCAGGCGAAGTCGATCCTCGTTCACGGTCTGCGCGATGCCGACCGCGAGCCGGGCAAGGGAGATCTGCGCGATGCCGATCATCCGGAGCCACTGGACGACGTGGCGCAGCTCATTTCCCGGGCCGCGCTGTTGAGGATGGGAAAGCAGAAGTAACCGGATAGGCGTTTTTCGAACCTTTTTCTTTGCCCCGAGCAAACAACCCGACCAACCAAGGAGATTTTTCGACATGAAAACCATCACCCAATACCGCGATGACATCAAGGGCCTGATGCAGGCAGCGGCCGAGATCGACGCCCAGTGCGTCAACGATGGCCGCAACCCCACCGCTTCCGAGATTTCGCTCAAGGACGAGATCCTGGACAAGGTGGAGAATCTTCGGCAAATCGTGGACAACCTGGAGCGCCAGGAGCGCCTCGCCGCCGCCCTGGAGGAGGCCCCGGAGCCCATCACCAAGCCCCAGCCGCAGCACAAGGAGCCGGCAAGCCGCATCGAGGTCCGGGAAAAAGACAAGTTCCGCAGCCTGGGCGAGCAAATGTCCGCCGTCATGCGGGCTTCCGTCCCGGGCGGCTCAACCGACCCGCGCCTGTTCAACATCCGGGCCGCCACCGGCCTGTCGGAAGGCACGCCCAGCGACGGCGGCTTCCTGGTGCAGACCGATTTTTCCAGCGAGCTGCTTCAGGAGGTCTTTCAGACCGGCATCCTGGCGCCGCGTTGTCGCCGGATCAACATCAGCGGCACGGCCAACGGAATCACCATCAACGGCGTAGACGAGACCAGCCGGGCCAGCACCCGCAGCGGCGGGATCGTCGGGTACTGGATCGACGAGGCCGCGCAGAAGACTGCCAGCAAGCCGAAGTTCCGCCAGATTGAGCTGAAGCTCAAGAAGCTGATCGGGCTTTGCTACGCCACCGACGAGCTGCTTTCCGACGCCGCCGCCCTGGAAAACTTCATCCGGCAGGCTTTCGTGGCCGAGTTCGGCTTCCTGCTTGATGACGCCATCGTCAATGGCACTGGCGCGGGGCAGCCCCTGGGCATCCTGAACGCCGGGTGCCTGGCGACTGTTTCCGCCGAGGACGGCCAGGGCGCCGACACCGTGGTTGCAGAAAACATCATCAAAATGCGGGCGCGGCTGTTCCCGCAGTCCCGGGCCAACAGCGTGTGGCTGATCAACCAGAACGTCGAGCCGCAGCTTCACGCCATGAGCCTGGCGGTAGGCGTCGGCGGTGTTCCTGTCTACATGCCCGCCGGCGGCCTTTCCGGCTCTCCGTACGATACCCTGTACGGCCGCCCGGTGATTCCCATCGAACAGTGCCCGACCCTGGGCGACCTGGGCGACATCATCCTTGCCGACCTGAACGGCTACATCCTCGCCCAGAAGGGCGGGATTGAAAGCGCCATGAGCATCCACGTCAAGTTTGACTATGACGAGTCGGTGTTCCGGTTCGTCATGCGCGTGGACGGCCAGCCGATTCGGGCCAGCGCACTTACCCCGTACAAGGGCACCGACACGCTGTCTCACTTCGTGGTGCTTGCCGCTCGTTAATCTTTCCATCCGCCGGGGCCTGTCCGGTAACAGGTCGGCCCCGGCCATGAAGGAGAAAAACAATGCTTTCCGAAGAATACAAGATCGTTCCGATCTGGCAAGAGGGCGACATGTCCTCGACCATCACCGGGGACTCCGTGAACATGAAGGACTATCACGAAGCCACCTTTATTTTCTTTTTCGGCACCCTTGGCACCGCGTCATCGGTGCTGACCATCAACAGCGGGGCGTCCGCCGGGGCGGCCACTTCCGCGCTGACGTTCAACTACGCCTTCGGCGGCGCAGCCATCGGTACTGCCGTCGCCGGCTCGACAGCCTCCTGCGACGTCCTTGCGGCCTGGGCGAGTTCTTCCGGCCTGACCATCGCCCACGACACGAAAGACAACTACATGCTGATTGCCGAGGTTTCGGCCAGCGCGATGGACATCGCCAACGGCGAGGAGTGGTTGACGCCCGTGTTGACCAACCCCGGCACGGCGACTGGCACCGTGACCTGTGTCGCCATCCTGAAGCCCCGCTACAAGGGCAACCGGATGCCGACCTGCTTGGCCTAATCACCTCTGATCCGGCGGCCTCGGGCGTTGATCCGGGGCAGATGAAGGAGAAAGCAAATGCCTTACTACAACCAGAACACGCGGCAACGGTTGGCGGACATCGGGGCCGGCATCCGCGTTGACCGCGCTACCGCCACCCTTCCGCAGACAGACGCCGCGGCGATTTTTACGGTGGTTGGCGGTAAATGCCTGGTCCTTGGCATCGTCGGTGAAGTGACCACGATCATCCAGACGCAGCTCAACAACACCAAGCTGATTGCTACGCCGACCGTCGGGACCGCAACCGACATTTGCGCGGCACTGGATATCTCTGCCGACGAGGTGGGGTGCCTGTACGGCATCACCGGCACGGCGACCGATGCCATGGTGGGCGCGGATGCCGGGCACACTGTATGGCCGGCTTCACCCATCGTTGTCAACGCCGGGACCATCGACCTGGACTGCGCGGCCAGCAATACCGGCTCCGTGGCCTGGTCCATTTGGTATCTGCCGCTGGAAGACGGGGCCTACATCGAAGCCGCGTAAACTTTGACGGGGCCGGCTTCGGCCGGTCCCCCGAAAGGGATTGCCATGTCTCTCTTTTCCTCTACCGCCACCGGGGCGGCCGCAATCAATACCACCGTATCACCTGGGCGCCCGTTCGCCCTTGAGTCGGTTTCCGTCCACCTGAACGGCGCGGGCGGGGCTGGCAACCTGACGGTCACTGTAGATGCCGCCGCCGGGGCCGCTTATGACGTCGTGCTCAAGACAATCGACATGACGAGTTTGACCGATTGGGTGTGGCAACCTGAGCGCCCGGTAGAGCTCGCCAAAGACGACAAGATCGTCATTGCCTGGGCCAATGCCGGGGCGAAAACATACGGCCTGACGGTCCGCTGGTTCGGGAGGTAGGCATGGAAACGAAAAACGGCATTGAACAGTTTGGGCCGTGGTCCGATGACGGGTCAACCGCGTCAACTGATAGGGCTGTAAGTGCAGGGCTTAAAGTTGTCACCAAGGCGGCCACCGGTATCCTCACCGCCGCCGAGTGTCGGGGATGTGTTATCAGCAACTACGGCCAATCCGCCGAGAACACACAGACCCTTCCCCCCGCTGCCGAGGGGTTGCATGGGCTTGTCGTGATCGGTACT